ACACAAATCATCTATCTGCTTTTGGAAAATGGCGATTTCTGCCTTCTTGAAAGTGGTGATAAAATCTTACTATAATGGCAGATCAAAAAATATCCCAATTAGCGACCATTGTCACGGTAGACAACGCATCCGATTTGTTTCCTATTGTTGATACATCGGCAGCGGAGACAAAGAAAATCACACCATCAGCGTTGAAAACTGCATTGGCGTTGAACAATGTAGACAACACAAGCGATGCAAACAAGCCTGTTTCAAGTGCAACTCAATCAGCACTTAACGCCAAACAAGACACCCTTGTAAGCGGAACGAATATCAAGACCGTAAACGGCACATCAGTACTTGGAAGCGGAAACATTTCAATTTCATCGGCAGTTGCTTGGGGTGGTGTTACTGGCACTTTGTCAAACCAAACTGACCTGCAAACGGCATTGGATGGCAAAGTTGATGAGAATTCTGCCATTACTGGGGCAACCAAAACAAAAATCACATACGATGCAAAAGGGTTGGTAACTGCTGGAGCAGATGCAACCACAGCGGACATCGCAGATTCAACAAATAAACGCTATGTAACCGATGCACAATTGGTAGTTATTGGAAACACAAGCGGAACAAATACGGGCGACAATGCAACCAACTCACAGTATTCAGGTTTGGCAACAAGCAAACAGGATGCTTTGGTATCGGGTACGAACATTAAGACCGTCAACAGCACTTCGCTTTTGGGTAGTGGTAATATCAGCGTAGCACCAGCGACAGGAATTGATGCAACTGCAATTGCTGACGGCACAGTTACAAGCACGGAATTTCAATACATTAATTCGCTAACAAGCAATGCACAAACGCAGATTGATGCCAAGACAAACAAACTAATTACAACCAATAGACAAACCGCTTCATATACTTTGGTTTTGAGTGATGCTGACAAATTGGTTGAGATGAATGTGGGAAGTGCAAACAATTTGACTGTCCCTTTGAATAGTTCGGTAGCCTTCAGCACAGGCACACAGATTCTTTTGGCACAATACGGAGCAGGACAAACTACGGTTGTGGCAACAAGTGGGGTTACAATCCGAAGCAACGGGGCAAAGTTGAAATTAAACGCCCAGTATTCGGGTGCAACTTTGGTGAAGATTGCGGAAAATGAGTGGTATTTATTTGGAGATATAGCATAATGATTTTAGCAAGTCACGGAATTATAGCATCACAGATTGCGTCATTTGATGCGGATGCGGTTGCGTTCTTTACTCGTGTAACTACTGCGGGTGGAACACTATCCACCACCGAAAAGAACGCAACCAATCAACTTGTACTTGATATGAAAAGTGCGGGTATTTGGTCAAGTATGAAAGCCATTTATCCAATGGTAGGGGCAAGTGCCGCAGCGTGTGCGCAGAACTTAAAGAGTTCAAGTTTTACGGGTACTTTTACAAGTGGTTGGACTTTTGCAAGTACGGGAGCAACGCCTAATGGAACGAGTGCTTATATGGATACTTTTTTAACTCCATCAACCGCACTAAGTTCAATTAATAATGTGCATTTATCAATGTATTCACGAACACAAAATAGCAGTGTGAGTGGTCATAATATGGGGGTAGATACAATTGGGACAAGCTTAAATTTATCACAATACTTTGCCTCCGTATCTGTTAAATTATTTATGAATGGAGCATATCCAGATAATTCAGCAGAATTTAATCAAACAAATACACTTGGATTAGCAATGGGAAGTGCTACAAGTTCAACATCAAGAAAATTGTATTTTAATGGTAGTTTATTAAATACTGATACTAATACACAATTGACCACCTTGCCTACAAGTACATTGTTAATTGCTTCTGGTAGAATTGCAGCGACACTTGCACCAAGTTTTTTTACACCACACGAAAACGCATTTTCATCCATCGGTGACGGCTTAACCGACACCCAAGCATCAAACTTTTACACCGCAGTACAAACATTTCAAACAACCCTTTCACGCCAAGTATAATGATAGGATACACACTTACCCCCGAACAAAAGGATTTGATACAAGGGCAGTATTACACGCCTTATCAATTCTTTAATTGCGTTCAAGATATTAACGGAGTTTGGTTTTTATTCCTTTCCGATGAGGACAAACCCGAAGTTGCCATCACTGAATACGCTTGGGTTTTAGATTTACCCCAAGCCGAATACATCCCACCACCACCCCCACCATTCCCGATCTAAATGAAAAACCTTAATGATACCACCGCAGCCATTGCCACCGCAATCACGGGTTCATCAGCGGTCATCACTTTTGCTCAAATTTATCAACCCCTTGTTACTTTTGGCGTGGGCGTTCTTGGTATTATTTCGGGCGTTTTGGCTGTTATATATTGGGCTAAAAAAATTAATCGCATCAAATGACCGTAAAAAAACCATCCGCAAATCCGCTACCAATTTCGTTTGATCAATTCCGAAAGAATCCCGTTGCTGGGGTTGCTTTCCTTGCATTGGTAGGTGTGAGCTATTTATACTATGATGTCAAGTCATCGTACACCGAGCAACTTGAGAACTCCAACAAGAAGATTGAAGCGTTGGATTTGAAGATTGACCGTCTTGGATATGCTCTCAAGAAATCCGATTCCGCATTGGCTGCTGCCATCACAGAACTTCGCATCATCAACACCGTCAAAAAACTATGAGGTACTTTGTCATTTTGTTTTGTCTGTTCATCGCAGCCATTGAGATTGCCTTCCCAGTTGGTGCGGTTACAACACCACCGATTGACGAGGTCGAAGCGATGTTGAAAAAGGTTGAATCAAATCTCCGTCAAGCATCGGCAGTTGTCTCCGTAGCAAAAGCCAAAGGAGAAGAAATGGTTGAAGGCAAAGTTCAAGAGAAAGAGCAATTGAAAGAAGCGGTGGTTGTTGCTGAAAAGAAAGCCGAATCCGTGGTTCAACAGATGCAAGTTGTTCAAGACCAAATGGAGGTGTATGCCGTGAAGATGGTAGGTGCTGGATTGGATACTACCACCACACCGATTGAGTTTAAAGGAGTGATCTATGATGCGTATTTGAACTATCTTTCCGAAGGTGGAAAGGAAGAGTTTGACTATTTCAGAATGTACTTATGGGAGCAAAAGTAAACATCACATCATTCCGTTCTAAACCCAAAAACAAATTGGGCAGACATACAAAACACAAGAACAAGCATAAGAGTTCCAAACCATATAAAGGACAAGGCAAATGATAGACAAAATCAAAGTAGCAATGAAGGCGAAAGGATATGCCTTTTTTGAAAATGGGGATTACAACATTAATATCATCGGCATTCGCAATTCGGATACTGGAAGCAAAGTGACAAATGTCTTTGATGACTTGTTAACCGTTAGTTACAAAATCGGGGATGTCTGGCATTTTAAAAAATGGGCTGCGACAACTGATCCCGGCACAAAGGGAGTGAAGGAATTTCACAATGCTCAAGGCGTTGCTCGTTTAGTTCCCGGACAATATCGTGGAAGTCACGCAATCGGATTGCATCAAGGCAAATACGAAGCATTGAAACAAGCCAAACCCGTGAAGGTTTATCGTGATGCCAACAAGGATATGACCTACGACACCAAGTTGATCACCGAAGGTATCTACGGAATCAACATCCACAAGGCTGGGGCAGATTCAACCTATGTTGAGAATTGGAGTGAGGGTTGTCAGGTGTTCAAAAAGTCAGCAGATTTTGATGAGTTCATGGCTTTAGTCAAAAAGGCTGCCACCTTGCACGGCAATTCATTCACTTACACACTATTAGAAAGCAAAGATTTATGAAAAAATTGATGGAAATTTTCACGGGTGACAAAGGAGAGATGTCATCAAAACGATTCGTGGGCATTATCGGTGCTTTTGTATTGTTTGCTACAATGGCTCATAATTCTCTTAGCCCTGCTGATATCGTGCCTTCTCCAGAGTTGGTGAGTGCGGTGGAATTCATCGTGATTGCTTGTCTTGGATTCACATCAATTGACAAGTTCTCAAACAAAAAAGATTGATTGCTATTTGATAGAGATGATATTCCAAAGATTAAACTTTCACGATAACAAACTTCCTGTTTTTAAAGAAAACAAGGCAAAGGGATTCGTGACTTTTGGTGCTGACAATCTCTATCCTGACTTTCTCATTGAGTTATTCAATAAATCACCCAAACACAATGCCATCGTTTCTGCAAAAGCATCATATGTTGCTGGAATCGGCACGGAGGTATTTGGCTCAAACACGGAGGAGATTGCAAAAGCCGAAGCCAAACTCAAAAATATAAACGCCTACGAGACCTACGAAGAACTCAAAGCGAAAGTTGCATACGATGCCGAGTTGTTCAATGGGTTTGCAGTTGAGGTGATTTGGAACAAGGCAAAGACCGCACCTTCGGAATTCTATCACATCCCTTTCAAAGACATCCGCAAAGGTCTTGAGGCTGATTTCGTGTATTGTGCTGACTGGACAGATAGCAAAGCGGAGAAGATTCATTATCAGCCCTACAACCCAATCACAAGGGAATCCAAGCAAATATATTATTGTCAATTTTACCGTCCCGGACAAGGCGAATATCCCTTGCCTGATTATGTAGGTGCGTTGAAATACATTGAGGTTGACACCGAGATTTCAAATTACTATTTGAATAGCATCAAGAACGGATTCACGGCACAAACTCACATCCAGTTATTCAAAGGAATCCCCACACCTGAAGAAGCTCGTGCAACTGCAAGGAGATTCAAAGAAAACTATCAAGGCACGGACAATGCCGGTGGGTTAATTATCCAATACAACGATCCAACAGAGAAGGAATCAGTCATCAACAACCTTCAGCCATCGGATTTTGACAAGCAATTTGACTTGTTGA